CACCCGATCGCTGACCTCGCGCAGATCACCTGTGAGAATTTCGTACGGCATGCCAACCGATGCCGCCGCGGCCATGAGCTGCTGTCGCATGAATGGGCCATAGTCGGCCCCTGCGCCCGGTGGCTCTGCAAACTTGACGTCTTCGCCCGGCGCAAGCTCCTGCATGGAGCCCGGTTCGAGCGAGACGATCGGCGAGAAACCATCGGCGTCATACAGCACCGGCTGACCGGTCATCGGATCAATATCGCCCGGCCCGGATGGCACCGAGGCCGGCTTCGTCACAAAGCCAGCGAACAGGTTGCTCACCTCCTGCCGGAACAGCACCGCATCGTCAAAATTGTCGAGTGAGTGCAGGCGCAGCAGCACGGTCGCCAGTTCCGGCACGCCGCGAATCTGTCCCGGCCGCAGTGGCTGGAAAACGTGAGCGACATCACCGGCCGGCACCGCCACGGTCGCCATGCCTGTCGCGTTCAGACGGTTATATTCGCCAGGATGCCGCCGATACAGGTGATACGCCACCCGCCGGTCGTCGCCGTCGAATTCGATGCCGTTGACAATCTCACCACCGTCCGGGCGGACCTCGTTCTTCTCAACGGGTAACTGGTCCGCCTCCATGAGCTGCACCTGCAGCGGCACGGACAGGCCGTCATCGAAACGGAAGCGTCGACGCAACAGCGTCTCGCCATCGCTGAAGAAGGCCCGCGCCGCAAGGGTCTGCTGGCCGTAGAAATCGAGCAGGCCATCTGCGTCCGCCTCCTTGACCCAGTCGTCCCAAAGTTGCTTTTGCTGTTTCGCAATCTCCTTGTCAGGATGCTGCGGGTGGGGTTGAATACCCGTGCCGATCGTGTTCGACACCAGCCGGGCGATGGCGGTCTTCGCCCATGGATCGTTGCGGATCGCATCGCGCGCGCGGCTACGCATGAGCGGCAGGTTCTGCACCGCCGCCGCATTAGGACCGGAGTTCGGCGTCTTCCACGACCGTGCGCGTGCGCCAGCGGAGCTTGCCGCCTCGTATGACGCCGCCTTGAGTCGCCCCGGTACAACAAAACCGCGCTGGGACAATGACGGATAGGCGCCGCTCATCTAACCCCCTTGCCGGCATTGCGCATCCGAACAATCCGGGAGCGCGGACGCTCGCTGTCAAGGGAGCGAACGATTTCGGTCTGCGCTTCGCGCAGCTCCGCGATGGACCGATACCGGACCTTGCGGTCGTGATACTGAACTTCGAGCTCGCCCTTCGCGATCGCACGCTGGATGCGATCAAGGTCCGCCTGTGTATAGGCCATAAGGTCACTCCTACCGGCGTTTCAGATACGACGAACGCCCCACCCTGCGCACCGGCATGCGGGTGAGATGGGGTTGCGTCGGTGAGGTCGTGCTCACCGGAGCCGGTTGCGGTTGCGAGGCGGCGTCGGGTGGCGTCGGTGTGGCATCGTTAGGGGGTGGGTCCGGCTGCTTTGCCGGTATCGCCTCATCGGCGTCATCAGGCACTGTTTCAGCCTGCTCAGCAGGCCGGAACAGATCATCGCGCTCGAGATTCGATTGCAGCGTCTCCCACTGGATCGCACGCCAGCGGGGAAGTCCGACGAACCACGCCGCCGCCATGTTGTAGACCGTCAGGTCGAGCACCTCATTGCGGGCCGTTTTTGGCTTCCACCATTCGCGCTTCGCCTTGCCGCCCACCCACTTCGTGACGAGCCGCTCGACCGTAAGCTGGTCGAAGAAGTCGGCCGGTAACTCCGGTGAAAAGTGGACACGATGCGCACCGCGACCTTCGAGCTTCAGCCAGCCGGTGAGCTGCTCTTTCGCAGCGAACGTGCCAATCGGGTAGATATACGCACCGTTTTCGATCTTCACACCCTGCCAGTTGAAGTCCTGTGCGCTACGCTTGCCAAGCACGGGGCGCTTCTCTTCACCGAAGCCCTTCACGCCGAAGAAGCCTTCGTGAGCGTGATCACGCAACCATGCATAGCAGCGCTGCGCGTTGTAACCGGTGTCCACCGCACAGGCCCTCACATAGAGATCCCGGCCCCATGCATTGCGAACTGGCGTGCGCACGATGTCGCGCATCTCGCTCCACGGATCGTCTTCGTTGGTGTCGCCATAGATCACGCGGTAATCGACGATCCACACTTCCTCGCCGGGCCCCCAGGCGATGATCAGCAGCTCCAGCCGGTCGGGCTGCACGTCGACCGCCGCCGTTAAGACGAGGCCACCGGGCGGCACCGTCCCGAGGCGATATGTCACCGCCTTCGCACGCTCAAGCAGCGCGTTTGCCTTGATACGGTCACCGGGTTGCTCCCACGTGAGCGCAAGACGCGTGTTCCAGAACTTCTTGAGCTTCGCGTGATCGCCGTTCTCTGCGGCCTTCTCCGCTTCTATGAACTCGCGTACCAGTGCCGGCCATCGGACCCACGGCGAGTACAGCGAATTGATCAGGAATCCCGCGGCCTTGCTCGGCCCCGGCGATTCGGCGATCCAGCGCCCCGCCGCGAGGAGATCGGGCTTGTGACGCTCCTCGATCAGGCATGCGCACTCCGGGTCCGCGCAGATGTACGTCACCGTGTCGGGATCATCGTTGACCCAATGCAGACGCCTGCGTCCATCAGCATCTGCCCACACGAGCGGCTGTTCGGTGCCGCAATGCGGACACTTCACGTAGTAGCGTCGCCGGTCGCTCTGCAGATACCGGAACTCGATCTCCGAGGCGTCTTTCTCCGTCGGCGTCGACGTGTAAAGTCGCTTTGCACGGGCTCCGAACGTATCCTGACGGTTCGCCGCCAGCCCGATCGGATCGCCTTCGCCGTCGACGTCGCCTGGATACGCGTCGACCTCATCGAAGTGGATGTTGCGCGCCGGCATCGAGCGCAGCCCCACCGCGCTGTTCGCCCCGGTGACCACGACCATCGAGCCGCCTGCGAACTCCTTTTCAAGAATCGTGTTCGCACTGTCGCGCGAGCGCTTCTCGGCGGCCTTGGCCTTGATCACCGGCGTGCTGTCGACCATCTCAGCGAGACGCTGACGGCTCCACCGTTTGGCAAGCGTGAGTGTCGGCAGCACGACGAGGAACGGGCTCGGCACGCGGTCGATCGAGTACCCGAGCCAGTTCATGCCTGTCTCGCTCTTCCCGACCTGCGTGCCGGCGACGAACACAACATCCTGCACGGGACTGGTGACCGACAGGCAATCCATCGGCTCGCGCAGATAGGGAGTCCGCGACGTGCGCCACTCGCCCGCTTCGGCAGCGACCTTGCGCGACAGTTGCCGGTTATCGTCTGCCCACTCCGACACCTGCACGATCGGGTCGAGCGCGAGCCCCGCTAGCCATGCGTCAGCGGCGAGCGTCCATGCATCGATTGCGCTCATTGTTCTGCCGGGCCTTGCGGGACGAGGATCGTGGTCGAGATCTGTTTCAGGCCATCGCGGATTTCAGCATCGAGCATGCCTAGCACCTTCATCGGATCGCTCTCAAACGCCACCTGCAGGTGAATGCGTTCGGGCAGCGCCAGCAGCCGGTCGCGCACCTGTCGCGCCAGTTGCTCGGTTGCGTTGCGCACGGCGGCAGCGTCGACGAGCTCGTTATCGAGCTTCTGCCGTTCACGCTGCGCGGCAAGCGCCAGCTCTTTCTCGCGCATTTCGCGCCAGTAGTGAAAGCCTCGTGTTGAGCCTCCCGACGAGCCGGACGACGAGCCCTTTGGCTCGTCTGGCGGTGGCTCGGTCGTCGTCGCCGTAGCTGACCGCAGCTCGACACGTACATCACGTTCCTGCCTGTGTTCCGACCATCGATCGGCGACACCCAGCTTGCTCGGATCCGATGTGTCGCCGATCAGCTGATCGGTCGCCGCCCAGTCGACGAGCTTGCCGTCGGCCGACAGCACGACGCGACCCTCGCGCTGCAGCTTGCTGACATATGAACGATGCCAACCGTGCATGCGCGCGTAGTCGGCCTTCTTAACAAATTGTTCGAGGGCTTGAGCCATGCGGTAAACACGGTAAACAGGAATTCAACAGAAGCAGTCAACAAACCGGTGTTGACTGTTGAGTAACTTCGGAACAGTCTGGCTAGCGAAAACACGCGGGTCCAGTGCCCCGCTTGAGGCGACGGCTTCAGGGTCCCCGGCCTGTTGCAGTTGAGCAACATCGCGCGACCCGGCGTCAATGGAGACGAGCCCAGCAGGCCGCAAACCCTTGTCCAGAAAGGATCAGCGCGGATCACCGACTGCAACGCACAAACAAAAAGCCCCGAGGGCTCACGCGCTCAGGGCTTCAGGGAAATTCAGGGCGAACGACTCCCCCGTACTCAGCAGGCTCCGTTAATTCTTCTTTTGTCCCGTTGAGGTTGCACGACTAACGCGCGGTGCCAGCGAATTCGTTTGTTGACCAAACGAACGCGAGTCTAGTCGTGTGCTTACCGAAACGCAAGTACTGCTACGCACGACGCAACCCTCGCTTGAACTGACTCTCCGTGATCGAGTCGATCTGCGTGAGGATCGCACCGACCCATTCGAAGCGGGCAGCCCATCGCCGATGATATTGATCGAGTGGCACGTCAAGTACCTGCGCACGCTTTGCGGCATTGACCGGCTCCTTGCCGCTGCCGCCGCAATGCGTGCACAGATGCGGCACCTCGGCGAAGGGTCGCTCTTCATAGAAGCCCTTCCCGAAACATGTCGGGCAAGACACGCGATCATTGATCGGCCAGCGGGAAAAGCGCAGACGCGCGTCGATTGCATCGCGCACCGGCCGGCATGGTTGGCAATCAACGCGCCGGACAATTCTGCCGCCACCGCCGCGCATGCCCCGACCGCCGCATACCGAACACTGGTCGGCAATCCATTCCATGATCGCGCGCTCAGCGAACCGCACAAGTAGCGACGGCCCGTCAGGTGCGACTTCGCCGTCACGCTTCGCGTCCCGAAACTTTGCACCAGCGGACTTCCCACGTCGATAACGGTTGCCGTCCGAGATTCTGGATGCAAGCAGTAGCGATGCACGATGCAGCGCACGTCGCCGCAAGTCCTGCCCGTACTTCATGTGCCACAGCATATTGCCGAGCTCGTCGACCATCGCGAGCGCACCCAAAGTTACTTGGCGATCAGGTGCGACGTCCGCAAGCTGCACGCGCACATTCATCGCAATTCCGGCTCTTTCCTTCAGTTCACTCATCGTTTCCCCCTTTATGTCCCAATGTCCTGATGTCCTGATGTCCCAAGGAGAAAAGGTCGGGAGTGCGGGCGCGACGCGCGACATGCGTCCTGCCCACGTCGCACACGTCGCATGCCTGCGCACACACGTGAAAGCGACCCTTGGGACGTTGGGACATGGGTCGCTTCCCGATACATCCGGCAGCGCGCCGACGCTGGCGCAGTAGCGCGCCACAGGGGCGAGCGCAGCGCGCTGCATGGCGCGAAGAATTGAACATTCGCGAGTGTCGCTGATTGCCATACGATCAGAGCGGGCTGTCATCATCGTCACCGGCTGCGACGGCTACCAGGGCTGCGGCCTCAACGGCAGCAGGAGCCGC